TTTGTATGTAGCAATTTCTAAATCTCTTTTGTAGTATGCAATATCATAAGAATATGATAAAGGTTTCATTATATCAGTTAATGACTGTACTTTATAATCATTAGTACTATTAACAGAACCAATGTAAGGAGGTGTACCTTTTGATTTGTTTACCATAGATTTACCTGCATCTTCAACAGGACCTAAACCTACAACAATTTCATCTCCGATTTTAGTACCTTGCAACCATTCATTAACCCACAACCATTTTACTTCTTCTCCCTGATCTTTTTTAACAATATAATTTTCAGGAACAAAATCAGATTGCTCGTCACCATCTTCATCGTAATATTTAAGCTTTCCTATTTTTCTACGACTTCTCCAGCATACTTTTAATACACGAACATTTCCTCTAGTATCAAATGCTCCACCGAAAGTACTTGTACCTCTTGAGTTAGGGTGAAATATATCTAAACCATCAACAGAACCAAATCTATCTATAATGGATATATCTCTGTTCATTCCTATACTGTGAGACGAGTTTGCAGTGCTACCGTTATCAAGAAAATCTATATCAGCTTCTTTTAGCTCATCCCAGTAATCATCTATTACCTGTCCTGTTGACAAGTAACCGTATTCTACTATAATGTCAGCATCTTCAATAAACATTGAGTTACCACCAACAGTATATAAATTTTCTGTATTTACTCTACGCATTACCGGTTCACCACCAAGAACACCACAGTATACAATTTGTTCACCTGCTACAAGCAGATCTTCAAAGGTTCTAGTAAATGTAAACGCAAGATTCTGTTGTTTAAACTCTCTCTTTAATATTTTGTTTGCTGTAATTTCAGCAATGTCTTGAAAATCGTATGCTTGATATTTTTTAAATTCTTCTAATCTCTTTTGTATCTGTTCTTCTGATATAGATGTATCCTGTATAAGTTCCATTAACATTGCATCCATTTCTTTCTTTAACACATCTTCTTTACGAGAGATACCATCAGAATCATTAGCAGAAAGGTATGCTCTAAAATCATGTTTTCTTTTAGCGTATTCTCCTATTAATAAATTGATCTTATTGTTTTCAATACCTACATGTTGAAATTGTGCAGGTAAAGAACTAAGGTCTAATTTATCAGGATTAATAAATCTTTCAAAATCTGCAGGATTTATTTCATTTGCTCTAAGATTATAATTGGTTCGTTTATTAGCAAACGAATTACGAAGCCCTTCATCAGAAGATAATATGTGTTCAGCAAAGTCTAAATTCTTCTTATACCACTTGTCGGTCTTTTCTTTATCTGACAATTTTTGTCTAGGGAAGTTTATAAACCCTTGCATTTTTACGGAACTACTACTCATGCTTATAATATTTTAATTGTAAAAATACAAATTATTAGTCATAAAAATTATTACTTGTTGGAATTTCAGGTTTCTTTAACATAACACCCATTTTTGCAAAGTAATCATTTTCTAGGAATGATTTTATTTCTTTTTTATTAGAAACAACTTCTTTCATCATTGTAGAGTCATGCCACATCAACATACCCAAAGCAGAAACCCTATCAAAATTGGCATGTGGATTCCAAGATATTAATTCCTTTAGTGCTGCAGGTGAGTATATTGTTTGCAAAACTAATCTTTCTGAATTACTAGAAATTGGTTCAGCTAACCATGATTTAATAAAATCTCTTGCTGTTGTATTTACAGTGTTAGAAGCATTAATACCTTTAGATGTATTACTGTTTAGTTTAAATGTTTCTGAGTTACGCAATTGATATGGAGTATCTGCCAATAAGTATAATGCTCTTTTCTGTTGAAAATAAGTATAAAGCCCAGGTAAATTTTGCTCATACATTCCTGTAGCTTTATAATACAACAACAACTTTCTACATATTTCATAGAAATCGTTAGGGTTGTCTGATCGACCAGTATACTCTGCTACTATTTGACGAGTATATCTATTCATAATAAATATACAAGGTAGTGAATCAGTGGTTGCTCTAGCTTTATCTACAACATCCATTCCACCTATGTATGTACCAAAAGGAATTACACCTTCATTGTTGGTCTGAGGCTTAACCCATATTTCTACACACCCTGTTTTATCTTCACCTTTTGTTAAAGGATAGTTTCTAATAGGTTGAGCATCTTGTTGTGTTTCAAAATAAACAGTGTCATCATTGTCAAACTTTAGCTCACCCTTAAAAGATGATTGCATAAATTTGTTATATTGACCACCTTCAACTTCACCAAGCTGTTCTTTTAATAGCATGGTTGGGAAGTAAGAACCCTCTACAACAAGGAATGCTTCAGAAGGAACCATTGGTCCATTAATGATTTCTGTTTGATAGATGGTAGGGTCATTAGCTGCTTTAGCTTCTTCTCTACGTATTTCAATAGAAAGTTTTGACAACTTTTCGTCTGTAATTTTATTTGGACCCTTTTTAAACTCATTTAACGTTAACCAATATGGAACAAAATAACCAATGTCTCCACGGTTTTCATACTCGTCTTCAAAAGTTATACAATTATATTCAGAAGGATTTCTAAAAATAGTTTCAGCATATAATGCTGCTCTACCAGAAACAAGACCACCTGTACCTAACGCCCATATTACAAGATTCTTTTTTTCTTTAGATGCTTGAATAGCTTCAATAGCACCCCATGCTTCTTTAATGTTATACATGAAACCTACCTCATCTAATATACATAAGTTAGGTCTACTACCATTTGCAGCTAGAGGGTTATCACTGAATGTTTTATGTCTAAGAAATGATCCTGTTCTTGATGTTAATTCTTTATTTGCTGAAGGAGAACCTGTGTATCCAACCATTAATGGTGAAGGATGTTTTAATCCCCCAACTTCATAAGAACCTGCATATACGTCAAATGCAGATGTTACCTTTTTCATAAGTGGTCCAGAATACTTTGTATCAATTGCACCTATGATAGTATCAGAAGCTAAATAGTTTTTACTCTTTTTTCTTTCAAGGTATACATCATAATCAGTAGCACCATCGAATAAAAAGTTGTGAGCACCTAATCCACTTGAACCGAATGAGTTATGAGTAACTATATAATCTTCTGTTAAATACAAGTGATCAGAAGCATCTACTGTGATACATGACTGATCAATATCCTTGTCTAATTTTCTGATACTAGATATAGCTAATTTATTAAAGACTGATTTACAACCTTGTCTAGCAATTTTGCGAGGTAAATTAAATATGATTGTGTCATCAGGAGATATATGTAACCTGTGCATGATAAGATTTGTTCTTACCAAATGTCCATGTATTTCATGTATTCTACCAACTCTGTTATCAGGTTTACCTATTGTACAACGTATACCTAATGATCGAAGTACTTCTGCTAAATCAGTTACTAATTGCAACGATCCATTTGTAAACTCACAAGCTCCTAGTGCACTAACAGAACCATCAGAATCCATCATACCCCTTACGAGTTCTAACCTTTGTTCTATTGATCCATATTTATATTCTTCAGGAACAAACTTGTTTACTCCTTTTTTGTTAGCTTTCAATCTTCTGAGTTCTATTGTCAAAGGATTTGACTTATCAGGAATTGAATCAACACCATATCTATTTTTATGAGATTTTCTAGGACCCTTATATACAATTGTGTAATTGTTATTCGTACTTGTGTCGTGTTTCAGCTCATAATCAGGAAGTAGTTTTCTGAACATTTCTATTGTTTCAATATCACTACTTGCAATCTTAGGGGTCAATGTAGTCATTGTACCATCACCAAGCATGGAGCCTAATACATACGGAGGAATCTTTAAATCTTTCTCAGTGTGTTGAGTAACAGGAGATTTAGGAATGTAGTAATTATAAATCTTTCTGGTAGCTGTGTCATTACGAACACCTTTATCAGATAGTTCTTTTGTTGACATTACTTGTGTTACCTTAGACCCACGCTTAGATACTTCCCATAAATGACCACCATGGCAAAATGTTTTCCTACCATCTTGAAACTCTACTTCCCACACAGGTTGTTCACCTTGAGGATGCTTTTCAAGAACGGTAATAGGAGTACCATCAGAACCAATTACCTTATCACCAACTTCTATATCCCTCATTAGCTTGTAGCCATCAGGAGTATAAACCTTTGTGAACCAAGGAGTTGCTTTTCCACCACCCCTACTCTGAATACTCATAAAATGCTTTGCTGCATTCTTATATAAAGGTTTACCTAATGCTGTTCCATGGTTCTTTCTTAGGTAATCTCTAGCATTGGTGTATGTTTTACTGTTTGCTTCTGCTTGAGTAATCCTACCAAGCTTTAGTGATACAGTTAATTCGGGTCCGTATTTTCTATCACATGTAAGCTTCTTATCTAATTCAAACCCTGAGAACCCTCTACACTCTTCATACAACAGAAACAATTCCCAATCTATATCTCGCAAGAATGGTAAACCTGATGCTTGTGATACAGATGAATCATCCTCAAACAGAATATTATGAAAGTTGATATAATAATATAAAGGACCAGGCATCCATTTACCAGACACCCATTCACCTTCTATACACTTACGTTTTTGCTGACCCCAAAAGGTCATACGCTCATAGTATTCTAATTCAGGATGATAACGAGGTACTTCTGACAATCTGAAGTTTGAATTTTCTATTAACATATTAATTATAATTTATAATAAGTCTATTAGATTAGCGTTAGTAATTAGATGTTCTTTTACGTTTTTATTAATATATCCAACAGTTATAACATTTTCTACCATATCATAACTGGGACCATAACAAACAATCTCTCGAAGACCTGTGAGTACCATATAATATCTAGTATGTAATTTAGGATGTATAAAAACAACCAAACTGAAACCATCTTTGTATAACCATTTTACCCTCAGCTCTAAAGCTGCTTCTTTAGAATTAGTACAGTTTCGTAAGCATGTGTCAGAAAAGTATGAAAAGTGATAGAATCCTTTTATGTTCTTAACACTATCACAAGCAACTTCTTCCCAACCTTTACCTTCATAAGGTTTAACATTCTTTTCCATACTAATTATATTTCATCAGAATCTGATAATGACTTTACAGTTTTACCTTTCATGGTAGTTTTTTCTTCTTCGTAATCTTTTTTAATTTTAGCATAATCTGCAAATAACTTAGCGGTGTTAGCAATCATTTTATCAAGAGATTCTAATGCTTTAAAATCTTTCTTGTCTAATGTTTCAACATACAATGACTTTAATGATTTGTCTCTCAGTTGCATAAGTTCGTTCCAATTCTGTAAAGATTTTTCAGCAGAAGTCAATGAACAATCTTTGTATGCGTATATTTCATCTTGCACACTTTGCCATTTGAATTTGGGGTCTTTGATAAATGTTTTAATTATTGTAGCTTCTTTTCCTGGATCATTATACAATGGAGAACTAGGATGCACAAGCATAAATATAGCCCACATAATTTTAGAGCTTTTCTTTTTATCTACACTTTTGTCTTTTTCGTACATTACATTAAATACAGAATGATACTGTATACCTGCATTTTCCAACCAGAAATTATTATCAAAGTTTGCCATCTTTTTTATTTTTACGCATTTTGTTTATTTGAACAACTCTTCTTTTGGAAGGTATAAATTTACCAAAATGGACAAGGCTGATTACATGCATTGTTTCATGTATTATATAACCTTCCTCATCCCTAGGACTTGCTTCGATAATACTACTAATGGTTGCTCCAATATTATTAAATATTAGTTTTCCTTTACTAAAAGCAATACCATGTCTTTTAGCAACTTCTTGTATTATTTGATCTTGTTTTGTCATTCTTTTGGTGCACTTAATTCAAAGTTAAAATCATCATCTTCAGTAAAACCTTCTGGTCTACCTGCAGGAATATCAGTAAAAGTCTTGATATTGTCTATTACTATTTCTGTTGGTATATCCTGTTTAGGAGATTCTACTTTAGTTTTGATTATTGAAACAGCTCCTTTTTTTAATATTATTTCAATTTTAAATCCTTCTGCATCAGGTTTAAATAATAGTTCAGAATGTAAAATACCTACTTTATTTAACACCATACCACCCATGAAAGATTTCTTTTTTAATCTACTAATAAGACTATTAAATTGTTTTTCTTCTATATCAAGTACGTTACGCATATCTTTACGCATATCTGTACTTAATATAAATCTTGCCCTCTTATCTTCTGGAAGTGCTGAATACTCGTGATTGAGCTTTATTATTTCTGCTAACACATCAATTTCCTGATCTGTTAACCTAGTAATAAAATTTAACACTCCCAAGATTTGACGATATATTTTGTTATCATCAGAAGGAATGGGTATGAGTTTAGTTACCATTTTTTATTACATCTTTAGCAGTCTCTTGCAGTTCAACATCTTTTATTAATAGTAAACCTAAATGATTCCAAGTAAGTGCTGCAGTCTGTGTAACCTGTGACATAACAGAAACAATTACATCGTACTCCATACTTTTAGCATCTATTCCAGCAGGTCTTAAATACTTAAATTCTTGAAGTATCCTTTCAGGATAAGCAGGTTCTTTTAATATTATTTGAAAAACCCAACCTTTTTCAGTATCAGAAATATCTACTGCTTTTGATAAATACTTATATTTTATTCCTGATTCTGCAGAGCATGATGTTGCATCTACAAATATTTTTGCTAATACTTCTTTTACTACTGTTAACTTTTCTGCTGTTCCCATCTTTCTTATTTATTAAAACTGATCATTCTCCCAAATACATCAGTAGCGTTACGTGTTACAATGAGAATATTCTCATGTTTAATCTATACCTTCCACGAATCCCATCGTGTAAAAGGATTTTTCTTTTAGCCAATGAAGCTATGTGTTTAGCAAGTGTTGGTGTGGAGATTTGCATTTTCTCCATTATAATATCCTTATTCTTCTTGTCTGCATACCACAAGTTACGTTCTGAATCTGATTGCTTCAATATGTAGAACAATGCGTGGTACGTGTGGTCTTTGGACATCAGTAACAAACTATCACTTGTATCTAAATAAACTGCTATCATCTTTCTTTTACTGTTTCTGTTATAATATGACATTCTTAACGCAAATATATGAATTTAATACTACAGATATACAAATCGAACCAAATTATCAAATAATGATACTCTTAATATCAAATAGTGATACAAAGGTAATGTATTTTTGGAATATAAGTATTATATTTGTCAAACATTATAAAACAATATTACAATGAAAGATAAAGAAATTTTAAAATGGGCTGATGAACGAGGTTTGTTAAACCCAGAATTTGCACCAAAACAATTTACTAAATTGTTAGAAGAAGTGACAGAATTATCTGTTGCTATGGTGGATAATAACAAAGAAGACATAATAGATGCATTAGGAGATTGTACAATTGTTTTAACCATATTGGCTAATCAACTTGGGTATGATCTTGACAGATGTGTATACGAAGCGTTTAACACAATTAAAAATAGAAAAGGTGTGCTGAAAGATGGGTCTTTTATAAAGGAAGAAGATTTAGATCCAAAAGAAGATTATACAAATTGTAAAACAATAAAGTAATGGAAGGGCAATTAGATTTTAACTTATTAAAAGAAGGGCAATGGGTAATGCGTTCTTGGAAACACAGTTCACAAATGCAATGTTATGATGTGTTTCACATTGATGGAATTAATGATTCACATACAGAGTTATATACTATGAACATGTATTGTGTATACGATGATAGACTTGTTATATACTTAAACAAAACGATTTCATCATTTGCACACCGTATTGACAGTATACTTAATGAATCAGAAGTTTTGGAAGAGCATGTTATATTTAATAAGTTTATTAAAGAAGGTAACTACAGTACAATTAAAAACAATGATGCTGATCTTTTTTTTATTCAGAACCCAATGGTAAAATTACCTGTTATAAAAGTAAGTTCACTCAAAAGACTATTGTATTTTTGTACGAACTTATTTAGATGGAAATAATGAAATATTTAGTATTCTTATTGATTGTTATATCATCATGTAAAGTTTCAGGACCATCATATCAAGGAAGCTCACACAATGATCAACTCAAAAGGAATAAATCAGTTGTGTATAAACAAGACTTACGAATGAAGAAAACAATGAGTAAACAACGTAAGAGATCAGCAAGATTAATAAAACATAAGATGAGACATGTAAGAAGTAAAAACAGAAATAAATATATCCGATGAAAAAAATAACATTTAGACCCTTGAGAGCAGAGGTGTTAATCAAACTACACGATGTGGAACAAACTACTAAGTCAGGAATAATACTTCCTGATAGTATAAAAGATAAACCATTAACAGGAACAGTAATTGCTGTTGGTCCAGGAACATCTAAAATGGACATGGAAGTTGCTCCAGGAGATGTAATATTGTTTAATCAATATTCTGGTAATGAAGTAGAAATAGATGGTGAGAAATACATTAGACAATTACAAGCAAATATATTAGGAATTTTAATAGATACAAAAGATGAAAATTAAAAATAAAGTAAAATATATACACACTGCTCAAACCGCTGTTGGTGATCTTGGAGACATTGTAAAGTTAGATATTCATAATTTACCATTGCTTGTTGTAGGATATACATATCGCAACAATATTCTAATGACTATGGTTGTGGAATTTAAAATGTCTAAGTACATGTGGTTATCAAAAGTGAGAGTTAAGTTAGTATTAATTAGATACATTTTAGGATTATGAAAACACTCGATACACCAAAGCATTATAACAATGAAAACGGCACACTCTACAAAGTAGCAAACGAAAGAGGATGGAGCAGTTATCTGTTTGACATTGTTAAAAGATTAGAAAGAGCTGAAAAGAAAGATGAGTTTAATACAGACTTAGATAAGTCCATAGTAGTAATACAATTGTGGAAAGAAGAGCGTAATCAGAATAGAGTAGTTTTAGGATCAGAATCAGAATAAAATACATACCTTTACAGAACTTCTTTTCATAGTGTTGTATTTGCTTGTACAACTTTTTTGTTTTAAAGTCAACCCTTAGTTTAAAACGCTAAGGGTTTTCTTTGCTCATAACTTTCTGATAGAATACCTAGTTGAACCATCAGAAAATAAATAATGCATATTACTTGCTATTCTAATATATTATTACGGGTTATAAATTATGTAGTATCACATATATACTACCCAGAGTATCACAAACATGCTATCCAGAGTATCACGTATGTGATACTATTGTTGCACAAAACCTGATACTATCTAAATCGCATAACTTTCTGATTAAGAACAGAATATGAAGATAGGGTATCACGTTTGTGATATCAGATCCTACTACATAAGGTAAACCTATTTTAGGTGTACGTAATGCACACTTGCATGTAGGTATAACATAACAATATAGTTTGCCTCACCCTCAATGTAAAACCATTAAGAAAGCATGAGTGTACCGAAGGTACGAATGCCATATATTATATTTTTGCTCCAATACCCACATACATCATTGCTATGGATAAATAAACACTCCCCCCCATAGATTATATATAGAATATAATGTAGAATA